TTTGATCCTTTCTTTAATTTAGATGGTTTTGTTGTAACAGCAGTCTTTAATTTAGAACCAGGATTTGCAGCACGATAAGATGCAACACCTTTTGCATTTAATCCACCAGATTCACTCTTACCTGCCTTTCTTTGCCAAGCAGGACTCTTGGCTTCTTCAATCTTTTTTGAGTCATCCTTACCCTCATAACCTACTTCCTCTCTCCAATTTGAAAACTCTTCTTTCTTCACACAATTATTATATCTCTTACCAAACATCATTTTGGTTCCTTTCTTTTCATAACCTGGCCAACACTTTTGTGCTTTCTTTTCATCTATTTGAACTTCTTCATACTTATTTCTACCTGATGGTGAAGGTTGTGTACTATCAAAATGAGGATTATTCTTAGCAGCATCAGATTGTGCATCTCTCTTCTTAGTCAACATTTTCGCTTTCTTATTAAGATAATTCTGCATGTCAACTGATTCTGATTTATTACCCCAGTTTGCAGCACCAACTTTACGACACTTAACTAGTGCACCTGATGCATATGCACTTGGCCAAACTGAATATCTTGACTTAACTTTATGATAACAAGCATCTTTTGTTCCACTACCTTTTCCTTTCTTATCTTTTGCTTCCCCTAAAACTATCTCATCTCCAACCTCTACATTATTTTCTGCGAACCATCCACGATTTGCTTCGATTGCAAATAGAACTTGACCATCTGAATACACTGGCAATGTGCTAAAAGGAGTTAACTCTTTTATACTCTCAACAATACCATCCTCTCTGACAAATGCAATATCAAGTGGAATACGAGTATTTTTCATATGAAACGAATGTTGCCCAACCTCTTCAAATATGAATAGCATTCCTTTATCAACATCTAAACTTTCACGAAACATTAAACCTAATTTAAATGATGCTTCAGTATTTGGTAATTCTACAAGTAAAGGTAAATCAATGTACTCGGCACTTTCACCAACTCTGCTATTGTGTTGCTCATCAGGAGTATTTGATGCAAGATTTTTTGCTTTCTGTTTCTTTGAAATTTTAGGACCACCGATTGGATCACCATACTCATCTCTCTTAACTTCTTCTCTCCAGTTTGAAAATGTTTCCTTTACTCCAGCTGCTCTGAGTGTTTTTGCTTGTTTTGCATGCATAGTAACTGCCTTATCAAGTTGACCAGGTATTTTATTTGCTGCTTTACCTGCATCTTTCTTAAACTCATTAGATGCTCTTAGTCTTTTTGCCTGACTGCTATGTAATGCCACTGCCTTATCTAATTCTTTTGGAATCTTATTAACTGATTTACCATAATGAGATTCACTCATATTATCTGATTTCTTATTTGTAACAAGCATTTCTGCTCTTCTTTTTGCTTTATTACCAGAACCTCTATCAGTCTCTGTAGGAATATTTTTGATAGCTGCTTTTGCTGTAGGAGGGTGTGTGGACATTAATTTTGCCTTTCTTGATACACCTTTACCACCATAAGATTCTTTCATTTTCTTTTTCCTTGGACTATCAGTTGAAACATAAGTTGGTTTTGCAGCACCAGATTTTGTCTGTTGACCTGGATCTGCTTTCTTTTTTCTACGAGCAGCAGAGAGTCTTTCTGCTTTTGTCATACTAGCACGTTTTGATGCAGAAACACATTTAGGTGTTCCTTCACCTGGTTTGTCACTTGCACAAGTTCCTCCAGTAACGACATTTACCCAACCAGGTTTACCATCTTTAGATTTTGAACCTTTAAACCACTTATGAAGTGATCCCTCTTTCACTGATTGTTGAAATGATTTTTTAATTTCAGACACACCAACAACATCAATTACTTCCGCAAAAGATTCGCCATCAGAATTTTCTATCGTTACAGAATCACTCATTAGAACTAGAATTCTCTTTATTATTTAGTATTCCTTGTTTTAACATCTTTGACAATTCAGAAGTTGAACCTACAAATAATGCATTATTTGTCACGTTATTTGTTGTTTGTTTTTTATCCTCGTCTACTTCCTTAACCTTTTTTTGAAGATCCATTAATTTATCAGTGGTGTCTGCAACTGATTTTATAATTTGACCTGCAACTTCATACGCTCTGGCACTACCACCTTCACCTGCAACTTCTAAAATACCATTAAGTGCTTCTTGACCTTTTTCGACTAACGAATATAAATTTGCACGAGTGTAATCATAGTCCTTTTTGACATCATCCTTAGTAGGTTCCACTTTTTGTGGTTTGCTAATAGGAGAAACATCAATTGCACTACTTGTGTTTAACGCTTTATCAATAGAATCATAGTTAGCCATTGTCTTCATTAGATGTCTTTTTGTTGTGTTGGACTATATGATTTTGAATCAAAGAATGTCTCAACACTACCATTAAATCCGAAATCGTCATCAGGTTCAACTAAAGCATCATCAGTTGCAGTTAATACATCAATTGATGCACCCTCTATATGAGTTGCAGCAATGGTTTGATAACCACGATTTACTGTAATTGTATTAGAATCAACGATTTGTTTAATTTTCATGATTTCTTTATCTATAATAATTCTCATACCGACTGCCAATGCAGAAGTATCAGAAATATCAAATCTAGTTTTGGTTTTTGATAAATCTGCCCTGAGAACTGCAGTGTTATCATCATTATAATCTTTAAGTGCTTGAGGTGTTGCAGTGAATCTCAATTCTCTTTTTGCAGTTTCTCTATCAACAGATGCATGATAATCGACCTGTACTTTTTTGATAAGTCCTTCGGAAGAATCTG